CGTCCCAGATGATTCCGTTGAACGGCATCGGCTTGTCTTTTTTTACAAAGTAAGTCTGTAAGGTTTCAGAAAGCCAACCCAAGTTCTCATAATTGATCATGTAGACATCGGCAGGTCGCAGCAATGCACGGGTGCGCTGGTCCTTGGTGCCGGTGATCATGCTGAAGCGCAGGTGCTTGGTGTGCTCCCACTTAACAGCCTCTTGCCTCCAGACCAACCGGATGACTCGGATCGGGGCGACGATGATCACGCCCTTGAGGAAGCCCGCATTTACTAAATGCACTATCGATGTAAGAGTGGTGATGGTCTTTCCTAATCCCATGTCTGCCCACATCATCGTATGAGGCCTAGTGCATTGAAAATTTACCATTTTCTTTTGATACTCGTGCATCAAATCTGGTGTCAATAACTTCATTACGTTACCTTGTTTAAGTGTGCGAAATCACCGAAGTGTTCAATGGCTGCTGCGTTGTACGCGAGCGCGGCTTCTTCAATGGTGTCAAATCTGCCAAGGTGACCGCTCAATTGTGCTCTCCACTTGCCGGTAATTTTGCAAAACGTCACCCCTTTGTATTTGTGGACTCGTGCTCTTGAGTTGCCAAGATTTTGTGAGTGAGTGCATGGTCGCAAATTTTCAATTCTGTTATCTGATCGTTTGCGGTTAATGTGGTCCAACTCGGCAACAAAGTGCCCGTGGTGGTACATCCACACAAGGTGATGCACTCGGTACATTTTTCCATCTACGACAGCGACTCTGTACCCCTTGGGCTTCGTGGTACCGATCTCTTTAAACATCGGTGACCCCTTGACTGCCTTTCGGCGCAGTAATCGCCCAGTGTCGTAAATGAACAGTTCACGGAGGCGGGCTTGAGTGATCATGATATTTACCAGAGTTGCACTCTATCCATGATACACCATGTCAGCATAATCCGTGCTCAATCAATCCGTACATCGTGTCGATGCACTCTTTGCCTGCATTCACGTTGTCCACCACGAACACATTGATCGCCTGCTGGCGCAGCCTGTGGTGCTCGCGCTCTTGCGCTTCAGTGGCCTTTTGACCACCGCGCTTAAACTCGATGAAGAACACCCGACCGTTCTTGATGAACATACGGTCCGGCACAGCGGCCCGTGCAGGGCTGGTGAACTTGTAGACCATCATGCCCTTGGTCTTGGCGTAGTCGCAGACTTTGGCCTCAATTTGTTTTTCCAGCATTACGCGCCTCCAGCTCGATCAGCAACTCGATGTAGTGTTTGGCTTTCTCAAGGTCAGCCACACCATTTTTCTTGCGCCACCGGGAAACGTACTTGATCACGTTACCCTCGAAGTATCCAATCGCGTTGGCATGGATGTACTCGACTGGCTGGATTGGCTGATCCTTGTAGTGATCACCAGCGACTTGTTTGCTCAGGCTAGACTCAGACATAGTTTCTCCACTTCTCTTATGTAATAGTCAAAATCGACTGGCAGCTCGCCAGCGTCCTTGATGTCGTTGCAGGGGTGCACGCCCCACCCAGACTCAATGCCAATCTTGCGCCACTCGGTCTTACCCTTGAGTGGCGGCATCCACTTGAACAGTCGGCCACCACCCTTGGCGATGTAGTAGCGCGTGATGTTTTGCAACTGGGACCCTTTGCCGTCGTGCTCGATGGCCAAGTAGCTGCTGCGGGGCACCTTGGTGCGCAGCATGAAGTCCATGATGTCGGGCCAGTTCTCCACAGTCTCGCGGATCGGTGCGTTGTCAACCAGCACCTTCTCGGCCACCTTGGGGATCACCAAGCCGCCGTGGTTCTTGTACCACTCCAGCGTGCCACCTTGCTCGACGGGTCTGCCCTCATAGGCACCCTTGCGCTTGGTGTTGCCGTTCTCATAGACCGCAATGTAGTTGTTCACATCACGGATCATCATGGTCTTGTAGATCGCCTCCTCGAGGTTCAACCCGGTGCGGTGTTGCCATGCGGCAGCCGCCGTGTCCACCAGCCACTTGCTGGCCCGTGGCACCCTCACGGTCAAGCCGTCGGTGTTCACTTGGATCAGGCGCAGGCCATCGATGTGCATCAACCCCTCGGCCAGCAGGCACAACAGCAGTTGACCATTGAGTGTGATGGTCATGGTGTACAGCGGGTCGTAGAACACGGAGAACTGGTTGTTGCTGTCACCGTACACCCCGTTGAGCGCCAGCTTCAGCATCGCGCTTTCTGCGGACTTCTTGGGGTATGACTTGCGTTGCTCGAACAGGTGTTTGTAAATTGAGACAAAACTCTTTCCGAGATGTGCCGGGTAAAACCCATTCGCAATTGCCAAGTTTGGATAGTATGAAGTGACATCAAGGTCCACGACGACGTGCTCATCGTCCGATTCAATGACTTCCGATTCGACCGACCCATGGATACCACCCAAGCCAAACACAAAATCAAACCCGTTGACCCGGGCAACAACGTCTTCAAAGACACCCTTGGTCTCAGTGAGTGACTGCTCCTTGAGCCAGTTCATCACCCGATTGAACTCTGGCTGCTCAAACGTGATCCAAGGCAGGATAGCCTCGCGCAGGTTGATCACTGGGCGCTTGGTCTGCCGAGGTGTGCGACCCCGTGGGCCGAAGTCGTACAAGGCGACACCGGCTTCTTCGAGCTTCATGGCGAAGTAGTCTTTGCCAATTTTAGTGTCGTTGTGATTCATGAAGTCGCGCTGATACTTGTGGGTCAGCTCTTCGCGGAACCGGATCATGTCCATCGACTTGTGCAAGAACGCCTTGGTCTGCGCCACATCGTGCGCGTTGTACTTTTTGAGCACAGGCACTTGGTCGCGTGTGAGCATGGTGCCCACTTTGAATGGTAAGTCCTCGATGCTGTCGGAGCGCATGTTGAACTCCAGCATCTTTAGGCTGGTGGATCGGGCCTTGTTGTCGAAGTGATGAATCTTGAACAGGTCAATCTGCGCAATCTTGCGATCAGTAGGCTTGACTTGGTGCATCCACTTGCCACCCTCATCGTCGTCTTGCGAGTGGATGATGGCCATGGCCTTTTGGTACAGGGTGCCAGCATCGCTGTACCCCATTTGCATCAGCGTATGCAGGACGGGGTAGTCGAACCCCAAGTTATTGAACCCGACCATGCGGGCATCCGTATCCGCGAGATACTGGAGAAACGAGATGATTTCTTTGGAGTCGTTGCGCCAGTCGCTGATTTCAAAAGACCAGCGTAGCGGTGCTTCTGCATGCTCCAGCGCCAACGTGAAGACGTTGGGATAGGTTTCAATGTCATAGACATAGTCGTTACTCATTACTGTTACCAGATAGGTGGGGCCTACTCGCTGCGTCTGACCTCATTTACCAATGCACATCTTTCGGTGCATAGCGATAGTCAGCATCCGCTTTCGGCCCCGATTCAATTATTGCCCGAAGAACGATGGCAGGCCAGCAGGTGCGCCAAATGGAGCAGCAGGCATAGCAGCAGGGGCTGCTGCGAATGCAGGTGCACCACCAGCCACAGCACCGAACAGGTTCGATGCGTCCACGTTACCTTCGCCAAACGGTGTGTCATCACCAGCGAACTGGACAGCGATCAAGTCGCAGCGAATGCCACGACCATGCTTGTTGTCTTGCACCCAAGGCTTGACAGCAGCGTTGACTCGGCAGCCACCATACATCTTGCGGGCCAACTGTTGGTAGGCCATCGAGTTGGATGGATCGATAGGTGAGCCGTCGGCTTGGATCATCTGCGGTGCAGAATCACGGCCAGCAGTGATGAACACGGCACCAGCGTCGGCGTAGCCGTCGTAGGGCTTGAAAGTCTTTTTGTTGACCTTCTCTGTGCCAACACCGTAGCAGCGGGTCTTGCGATCGTTTTGGATCATGCCCATGACAGTCTGGGCGTGCTCTTTCCACTTCTCAAGGGCCAACTCGCCGTAGCGTGCCATGAACTGCTGAAAGCCTGCATGATTTTGCATCATGATGAACTCAGCGTTGTAGCTGATGCGAGTGGCACCAGTAGTCTCGTTCACCTGCTTTTGTGGTTCAGCAAGGTGAGGGAAAGACAAACGAACATTTGACAAAAAGACGATTTCGGACATTACATTTACTCCAGTTTAAGAAAGCCACGAGGGCAGGGATTCGGCAGCGGGTGCTGCCTCGACTGCGCTAAACAGCGGCGCAGCGTTGGTGATGACAGCCGGACGGCCATCAGATTCGGGAACCACGGTGAGCTTGCCAGCGAGCTTGCTGACATATTCTTGGTCCATGCGTTTGAGTTGACGATCGGTCAGTGTGACCTTAGTGCCGTCCTTCTTCTCCCAAGTGAGCTTCTCAGCCTTGGCAGGGGAGACGAGTTTGGTCTCGTACACCGCAGACTTGGGAATGCCCATCTTCACGAGCTTCTCGGCCATCTCGGCTTCAGGCAGTGCCCATGCACGCGAGCCACGACCGTTCACCAGCTTCAAGCCGGGAATGGTTTGACCTGCCTGCATGCGGCGCAGTGCTTCGGCTTCAACACCCTCAAGGAGCTGGCGCATCAGGGGAGCGGCTTCCATGATCTGAGCGATCTGGGCATCGTCCATCGTGGATGGATCTTTATCGGCGCTTTGCTGCGCCACATCGAGTGATTGCGTTACGACAGGCTGGAACATGATCCCGACCTCCTTCATTACATTGTTGGCCAGTGCAGAGCAGGAGCCCTTGGCACGGCAGAATTTACATTGACTGTCACCCGGTACAAGCGGTGCATCTGGTTTGTCAGTTGCGGCAGCTTGAGAGATGATTGTACCCATGTTTGCCAGCAAATCATGCACCGACACATCATGCGATGTGATGGCAGGCATGCCACGCAGGGCCAGCTTGGGCTGGATGATCGTCATGCGAACGGTGATAAACGGGTAATTGCCGTTGACAGGCAGCTTGTAGCCCGCGAGCACACCGTAGGCGTACTGCTCGAGCTGCAGGTTACCCTCGGCGCTCACCACGCCCATGCCGTCCTTGTAGTCGATCAACTCGAGGATGAAGCCTGCGAGGATCTGGCAGTCCACAGTGCCCGACAGGTC